TACCGGCGCGCCACCTGCTCGCTCAAGTCGTCGCTCGAGTCTTCGAATGCGTGGATCTTGCGCATCTCTTGAACGTAAGAAATCAAGCCGGCGCTGTAAACGCTCAGGGTTTGCTTGTCGGCGCTCGCCTCGTCTCGGACCTCTTTGCATCGCTGTTACTGGTGCCATTTATACCTGTCCTCCGACATCAAATCGTACTTCTAAACCAAAAAGCTCTAAACTCTTATCTTTGTAGTTACCGGCTATAGTCACACTAGCACAATGCCCCTGACCTTTAGCCGCAAATCTATCATATATGTAATCGGTGCCCGTACTCCACCTACTTCCCCATGCCGTGAAACCTAATTGTCCACTTGTTGAGCCGGCAACGCTCCACGGCGTATAAAAACCACCGCTGGAAGTGGTAACTGTCTCATATGGTGATATACGTCTGAAATCTGTACTCAAGCCGATAGAAAACCCAGTACCTCGTACAGTCTTAACTAAAGGTCTTATATCCTTGAATGTTTTGTAGTTGCCGCGACTACCGTAGAAACTGAAAGGTGTTTCAACTTTCCAATGGATTTCTTCGCCGCGATCATTATAACCTTGCTCGGCTTCATAAATGACACCGGAATCGGAGCCGTAGAAAGGAACGCCATCGACAACCGTCATTGATAAACAATCGCCGTCATCGTACTGGTGAAACTTAGTCCATCCCCCTGTATCAATCGAGAAAACAAGCAAGTAGACTTTGACACTTGAGATAGGTACTTGAACGTATACCCTGCGTCCTTGCGGGTAAAAAACTCCCTGCCACCGGTTGCTAAATGCTAGTCCTCGAGCGGCTTGGCTAATCAACGGATTTACTCGCCGGCTTACTGACTCACTAGCTTGCTGAGGATCTGATTGAAACAGTTTGGAAACTGGTACAATTCCTTGCTCAGTTATTATCCAAAGGTCTTGATTAACTCTTACAAACGCTTTGTAGCCTAAAGGTTTACCGATATAGAAACGTGCGACTAGACTCCAATCATTCGGATCGGTGCCGCTGTAACAAAGCACCTCGCCTTCGCTGGAAATGACTAGAAATAAGTCTTGGCTTGTTTGCGCTGTTTGATTGGTAAAGCTACCGGCAAAAACTAAAAAGCCCCCGAGCCGTAATACATAACTCAGATCCTCTTGATGTAACGTGCTTGATCCGACCGCATTAGCGTTGCCATACCAAATGTTAGCCGTATCTTTTTCAATAAAATACAGGCGGTTTTTGAAACTCGATACATTTACTAAGTCGGCAAGTGATACGCTCCCAGTGAAGGTTGCGTCGCTAATCGTCAACGTACTTCCGTCGTAGACTTTAACAATGTCATCGCCATTGCAAATAAACATCTTGTTATTAAATATCTCGGTTTGGCAATTAGAGTTAGTAATTGTTGCGCCGGTATCAGTAACACCGCTTGAATCAATCGCGTAAATCTTTGTATCAACTGCGGCAATTAGCTTGCTATTACCATTAGGCAACGGCATTGCTGACAAAGTTCTTACTGGGTTCGCATTGCTAGTATCTTGAAACTCGACATAACCTTTTCTCAAGGTCGGAGCATTTGAACTAGGGAATATATTTATAAGCTCAAGCGCATAAAACGGTTCCATGTTGTCGATAGGTGCGACAAGATCTAAACCGCCGTAAGGCGCTGGCATTGTTATTCCCTGTACAGCCATAACCTCATTATCTCATTCTTTGCGATGGTAATGGTTGTTGAAAATACCCGCCTGTTTCAATTAACGCTTGTCTCTCCCTAATCTGTTGTGGCGTTGCATACCAGGGTAGCGGTCTATACCTTCCTTGAGGCGTAAAGGTGCCCGTTCTTGGTTGCCCCGGCATCGCATTTACATACTCGGGGGTTGGTGTCCGCGCCGGCTGTTGCTGAAAGCCGCCCGAAATCGCATTTGCATAATCTGCTAGACTGGTTCCCGGCGGAAGTTCTCCCATCTTCCCTATAAAAGTATTATCAAGTGACATGTCAGGTCGTTGCGGCAACTCCCCTAAAGAAGAGCCGAGGTCTGGAGGTAGTCCTTGCCCCGGATATGCCATATATGTTCCTACAATGCGCCCGTCTGGCATTCTTGTATAAAGGTTTGGGTCTTGCGGATTGTCGCTACGAAAGGTTCCGGGCGGCATTTGTTGTTCTGCCTGTTGCGCTTGTTGCGCTCGATAATCGGCTACTGCCCGCTCTCGATTCGCTCGTTGTCGCTCAAGGTATTGTTTGCGCCGCGCTTGCCTAGCTGTCATTTCACCGCCGTTTTCGTCAATGGGCATAGCAGAAACACGACCGCCACCCTTATACTCTCGTCCTCGACGCTCAAGGTATTGCTTTCGACGTTGTTGCCTTGCTGTTAGCTCTTTTAGCCCGCCTCCGGTTGGTGGCTTCTTAAACATTCCCTCAGCCATTTTTACGCTCCCCTTGATCACGTTGTTTTGTTCTATCGTATGCTCTTCTTAATGCTGTTCTTACATCAGGCGCTCGTTGCAAAGTACCCCTTGCTGTTCTGTACATGCCCGGAGAGAGTCTAGCAACCTCACCTGCTTCTGGTCTCACCTCTTGAACAACCGGCGCTTCAACTGGTTCAGGCGGAACTAGCTGTTGCGCGGCTGTTAACAAGCGACCATATTCGGGTTGCTCGATTCTTCCTTGCGCCAAGCCCTCATCTAAGTTCTCACGGATTAAATCAAAAGTAATACCCTGTTGCTGTGCAAAGTGTTGCATATTTGCGGCGGCTTTTGCTGGATCGTCGCCCGCATTTGACAAAGCACCTCTTACAAACATTCTACCAAGGGATCTATTATTATCGCCTAGAAAACCATAGGCTGACACAAGCGCGTCGGATAGTTGCACTGTTGGTTCGTAAGCCGCCGGATTAGCTTCAGCGATCTTTTCCATTGCACCTTTTTTTAGAACCGATCCATCCTTGCCAAAATCTGTTGTGCTTCCATCTGCGAGCGTTCCCTGCCAGTTATCATCTAAGACACCGCGTTCTTGCAAAGCACTTCTTACAGCATCACGCCGCTGTTGTTCTTTTCCTTTTGAAGATCCGAACATTCGCGAACCGAGATAACCTGCCGCCGCGCCGATAATTGTGCCAACAACCGGAACAACCGAACCCATTGCCGCACCTGCCGCCGCCGCCGCCGCCGCGCTACCTAAACCGATTGATAATCCCGACAACCCACCACCTAAGGTCGATGCAATATCGCGCTTAGTGCCCGCATACATCGCTCCAGTAGCATCCGCGGTTTGTTTTGCGCCGTACAATCCTGCGGCTATTTGAGCGCCCGGGACTAAATAACCCCCCAACGCTTCACCCGCCGCTGTCTGAGCGCCTGTCCCTAACGCGCCCGAAGACGCTAAGTTAGCCGCGCCACCTGTACCCATGATACCAGCGCCCGCATAATCACCTTTTTGATATGCTCGATAAGCACTTGCAAGTTGCGCCGCGCCAGCCGCACCTTGGAGAACCTTGCCGTAATCAATGGACTCGAGAAAGCCCGGCTCTTGTAATGACTCCGTTGGAACTATTGCCTGTCCGACGGTGCCATCTGCTTGCGTTGAAACATCAATCTTAGTGAACCCTTCTGGTACGTTGGGATCTTGGATAGGTGTAATAATCTGCTTTACGCTTGTCATTTCAACGGGGGCTTGCGTTGTTTGACCACCCGCTAATATATCCGGACCGCCTAAAAGCTCAGGCTGTGCTACGCCTTGTGTCAACTCAGATGTCTTATCACCGAAGCCAAGCGCCTCGGCTAATTTTGGATAACCTTTATTAGCTAGATACAAACCGCCGGCTGTTCCTGCCAACTGACCATAGCCGGCGTACTGTTGTTGTTTACCCTGTCGTCTCTGTTGCGCTTCTTGCGCACCAGCAATACCACCTTCTCCGAAGGCTTCATATTGCGCTTGCTCGCCAGACATCCCACTGCGTCGAAGCTCGATGTACCGAGCTAATTGGTCTTGATAACTCATAACGGTGTCCCGAAACCTATTTTGCCACTACGTCCATAAACTTCCATTCTGAAATCACCGCCGGCAAACAAGCTCTTGCCTACCTTTTGCCGAGCATAATCATCATGCAACAAAGCCAAGAATCTCGGCTGTATTGTGCTTAAACCGTGGATCTCGGCGAAGCGCTCTAGCATACCCTGCTCTAATGTTTTTGGATTAAGAACAGTCTCATCGGTATCGGCTAAAAACTTATTATAAGCGCCGTCGTAGTACGTCCAAGTCAAACTACCATCTGACACACTGCCCGAGGTGTGAGTTGGTGGAGTCGCGCCGGTAGTTCCGCCGGTTGTTGTTGTGTAGTAATTGCCGTTATAGGAGCAATAGCTGTTCTTACCGAAGGCTGTAGATGCCGCCCATGATTTTGGCTTGATAGGTCTATCAGCCAAGTATTCAAAGATAATTACATCGCCGCTTGAATCGGGAGTAGGCTCAATCAAAAGTTGATTATCAGTTATACCCCTGACCATAAACTGGTCATAGATAGTAGGGTTTAAGCCGTAGCCTTGAGTATCGGCATAGCGCTGTGGAGTCATCGGACCGAGTAATCGCCAACGATTGCTTTGATTCCACCACGTATCATAGTGGTACATCGAGAAATCAGCGGGCAAAGCATAGCTTGCTTGCCCGCTCACATAAGTAATAGTTCCACTTTTGAATAACTTGTTCCAAAGATAAGCATGGCTCATCTCTTGGTTAACGCGGTTAGCAATAGCGAGTAATTGCTTGCTAGTTGTGTCGTTACTACCTACAACCGAAGAGCCAACGGTATAACCCGCCTCATCTGCAACGGCGTTAACATTATCAATTAAAGTGGTAGCCACTTATTCCCCTTTCCGCTTTCGCCCTCGCTTAGTTGCTTGGGCTACTTCAGCCTCTATCTTATCAATAGTAGATGGGGCTTTCTCTACCTCTTTTTCCATTTTTAAGTCAGTGCCTTCATTAGCATTAACACGCTGAATTAACACTTCCATTTGCGCTTCCAACTTTCGGCTTCTTTCCCGCTCATGTTCTATTGCCGCCTCGAGTGAAACAATCTTATTTGCATCCGAGTTTGCGGCTTCAACCCAAGAAATTGCTTTGCTAACAAACTGCGCAAGTGTCCCAATTCTAGCTTTTGCCGCATCTGGAGCCTCGGCTAATTGCTCAACTGTATAAAAGCCATGAAAGTTAAGCTCTTTAGCCGCCGATGCCGGCAACATAGCCCACTCGACTAGCGGTGTGCCTTCTGCGATTGCTTCGGTATTACTCTTATATGCTTCCCACTCTTTAGGATAATTAGCTTTGTCTTGTTGCTCGACACGCCGGCAAGTCTCGTCCATGCCCGGAAACTTGATAGAAATAGATTCTATTTCATCATAGACCGGCTTACCCTCATTTGCTGACTTTACTGGGTTTAAGTTGTAAGCCACGAAAAACTTAACATTTGCGCGTCTACCTGTACCCTGTTGATTTTGTAATTCTTGTGTTACATGCGACCAATCGACCATGTTGGTTCCCTCCCATATATAGGTTACTTTTGTATATTATTCACAATATTTGAGTGTGCGACAAGCTCTAAACCGGATCGGGTCTTGGCGGTAGTAAGGCTTGTGCATCAGCCCACGAAAGAACTTCGACCTCATTAAAACGTGATTGATCTAAATAAGAGAATGTTCCTGCAAACATTCCATCTGGCCCCACTTCACTAAGCAAGTCGCCGTGTAGTATGTAACGTCCATCTGCTGTTTCTACAGGTGTGGCGTAATTCGTAGGTGGATGCTCTTGCTGTATCTCGTCCAAACGCATCTTTACATCTACAGCAAACACCAGACCGTATGTACTTCCTTGCGCGTAACTGAGCGGTAAATCGGGTATTAAATCTTCTAAGGTCATGGCAAAGCCGCTCCAATTTCACTGACTAAAGTTTTTACCCGACTTTCAAGATTTACCAAATTGAGACTTGCCCCTATCGAGTAAAATGATAGTTTTCCGTTTGTGTGCAGTTCTGGGCCAACGCCGTAATGATTTTGAGCCATTACGTACAGCGGTGTGAGAAAAGGTGGGTTACTACTTGTCGCAGTCTTTGTTTGACTTTGACTGCTAAAACGAAATGTAAAGTTTGCTGAATTATTTCTACTCAGGCCGCTAAAGCCGGGAACCGTCACATATTCGTAAAACGTGTTAAAATCTTTTACCCGCGGCACATATAGGCCGCCATATTGATAAGCAAGTTGCCAAGCGTTATTGTAAGTTCCGTTCAAGTCTTGATAGCCAATAACAGCACAGAAGTTACTTCCGTCATTATGCAACTGTGGCTCGTAAATTGATAAATGGCAATCGTTTGTGCCTGTCTCAGTCGCTAAGGTATTGCTGTTTATATACTTCGTGCTTCCGTCGCCTTGAAGTCCGGTAGTTCTACTGTAATCACCGCTAACGAAGTTGTTGTTTAGGGGCGTGGGCATTGAAGAAACTAGCGGTGTTAAGGCTCCCGCAATCGTTCTTGCGCCCATGATTAAGCAACACGCATCAATGTCATTAAACAGACCATCGTCTTTTAAGCCAACAAAGAAGTTGTTGTAAGCTTCTTTTACATCTGTTTCTAACGCTTGACCGTCGGCTGACTCAACAGCATCAATGTAGGCTTGAGCATCGGAATCGTAAGCGGGGGCGCTACTGCCACCGCCACTTGAACCTACAACGCTTAAACCCTTTACGCCTATGAACATGTTAGTACATTGCTACAATTAAAGTCGCTGTTGTGCTTGTTGAATA